CGTGTGATATATCCCTATTCCTTGACCATAAAGAAGGTATTTGTGAATGTGTTACTTGACCCGCCCTTGACCGGATCCGGATCCCCCTTTCTTCTTTATTTGATATAAATGTCGCCGTCATAATAGGCGGCTAACCACCCCGAAGGCGTCCGGATCCATGTGTTCGATCCTTCCGTCGCGACTTCAAGGCACGAAACCCGCGTTCCTTTCTGAAGGACGCCGTTTATCGCGTGTTTCTGCCCGTCTGCCGTCAATTCGTTTTGGTTCTTCTTCCGGTACCCCGTTCCTTGTCCTGTCCTGACGTTCAGGTTTACCGTCGTTTCGTAGACTGTCCCGACCTTGTACGATGGAACGCCTGTTTCTGTCTTCCCGCCGAACTTGTCGAAATACGCCTGCCCGTATGCTGCCCGCTTCTTCTGAGCGGCTTCTGACTGATCCGCCGGACGTTCAAACTGCTTCAGAAATACGTCAGATGCTTCCCGAACCGTCTTCGCGACCTTCAGGGCGGCCGATACGCCCGCATAATTGACCGTAAGTTCTGTATAAAGATATTCAAGTTGAACATCCAGATCCCCGATCGAAGCTTTCTTCTTCGCTGCAAGCTCCTTAAGCTGCTGTTTCCGCGTCCAGTATGTCCATTGTGCAAGGCCATAACCCGCGCCGTCCCTGTCAAAATTAGAATATGAACCATTGTCGACCGCTGCCGTATACGACGCGTCTGTCATGCCTAATTTCTTTTCAAAACTGTTCTGAAGGTTCTTCGGATTCAGGGCGCTTTCGGCGTAAAGATTGCCGAAAATTCCGGCCGCTGCAATGTCTGAAAAGCCTTTTTTCTTCAGATATGACCATATTGTCGAAGCATTATCGGCGGCAGACGCGGAAGATCCGGATCCGGATGATTGAGATCCCGACGCTTCCGCTGCTGATTTTGTGCCTGCCGTCACGTTTACGGCGACATGATGCTGATCATTCAGTAAAATGTCGCCCGGAAGAAGATAATCTGAAGAATCCGTGTATTTCGTCCCTGCCAGAACTTCAAATCCCACTTCTTTGAATGCCGCCCGCATATTCCCGGTGTATATATCAGGATTCAGGCGCTGAAGTGCTGTTTCCCCTGTCCTATGCCCTGCGGCGATAACGTTCGCCGTTGTCGTTGACGAACAATCGCCTTCGACGGCTTTCGTCACCTTCGACGGATCCCAATTCGGCGCGATCTTTAATGCTTCGTAATATGTCCGCCTGTGCGCCTGACAATATCCGATATTCTGATTCAGCGCGGCTTTTCTGGAAACGTCGGCGATTTCATCCGCGACGGCTTTTTTTGGATAACGAAGGACGCATTTCCACGGCCTGCTATACCAATTCCGGATCGTGTATTCGCCGCCCTGATCTCCCGGCGTTCCGCCTGAATACTTCCCGCGTTCGTCGTGTCCGCAATTACTGATCTGCGTCATTTCCTTCCGTCCCTTCACTGCTGTTCACGTTAGTGACGTTTATTTCTGTCTTTGTTTTTCCTTCTGCTATCTTCATGCCCTTGACGGCAGCTTCAATCAGATCTGAAATCTGCTGTTCTGTCATTGAAATATCCTTCTGTTCAAGGATCTGTTTGACGCGCTTCGTTACGATCTGTTTTTTATCGGCGCCGGAAGTGTTCTTGAATACCTGTTCAGCCATGAAAACAAATGTCTGAACCCATTCTTTGACCGTTTTGAACTGATCTTCCGTCATTGTGTTCTTTAATGCCGGAATCAGCCCTTTCGCGATCAGCGCGACGATAACCGCCGCGGCGAAACAAACAAGTAATTCGATAACCTGAAATGTTAATTGATCCATTTCTGCCCCTTTCTTTGCTATGCCTTCGTGTTTTTATCATCCAACGGCCCTGGAATCATCCGAACCGGAAGGATCTTCTTCGACGTCAATATCTTCGATCTGGAATCCTGCCCCGCTGCTGTCCGCCCTGATTTTGCTGTCCTGCCCGTATTTATGAAGGTTTTCGTTCTTCGCTTTCCAGAAGTAGAAGCCATGGGCGACAGACGCAAGGCCGAACACGCCCGGAATCAGATAAATCAGCGGCGACGTGTCTGAAATCAAAAAGACGGCGATAAATGTGAATATCGTCGTCCCTACCGCAAGAATATCTGACACGATCAGAAGAATCTTTGACATTTCAGGGCGCTTCTTTCGCCTTCGCTTCATCTTCTTCACTCTCCCTTTTGACCGGATCCGGATCTTCTTTGATCGGCAGTTTGTCGACCTCTGCTTTCAGACGTTTCCCGGTTCCGTTCCCGCCTAATGCTATATACGGATCGTATATATAACTTAAATTGTCGTATTGACTTCGATAAACATACCCGCGTTCGATATACTCCCCGCATAAGTGATAAACTTTATCGTGAAGCAGCCCCAAAAGGGCGGAACGTTCCGCTGACTTC